CGCGGTTGGCGAGTTGAATCATCCGGAAGGACCAACAGTCAACCTCGACAAAGTTTCTCACCTCATCACAGACCTCAGATTTGAGGGAAATGATGTGGTAGGAAAAGCATCAATATTGGATACTCCGATGGGTCAGATCGTAAAAGGTCTCCTTGAGGGAGGTGTTAATCTTGGTGTCTCAACTCGTGGAATGGGAAGTCTTGAACAGCGCGGTGGCGCGACTTATGTGAAGGACGACTTTCAACTCAGCACGGTAGATATCGTGCAAGATCCATCTGCCCCAGGAGCGTTTGTTAATGGGATTATGGAAGGTGTCGATTGGATCTGGATGAATGGCGTACTTACTGCTCAAGAAATATGTGAAAAACAAGAGACTGAAATTGAAAATGCTCCAAGGTACAAACCCTTAAGTGGGGGAGTACAAATTAGAGAATATAAAAATTTCCTCTCATCTATTAAAAATAACTTTTAATCAGGAGTAAGATATGAGTGAAGTAGAAAATCATCTCCTTGATGAGCAGGATGTTGCTGAAGAGTCTACGCCCGATATGTCATATGACGAGAAAGGCGAAGAAGGGAAAGCATTAGCAGCGTCGGACAAAGCGTCTGACGGTACTAAACAATCCCCTGCCCGTAAAGGTGATAAAAAGAATGGTGAAGCAAAGACGTCCGTCAAAGCAGGCGATCCAGAGAAGACTTCGGAAGAAGTTGAAATGGTGAGCACGAAGGGTGGAATGATCAATGCTATGTACCAGAAGATGAACGGTCTTACGAAAGAAGAACTTTCAAAAGTCTTCATGAGTGTTATGGCGGAAGATATGGTGGACGAAGACGCAATTGCGGAAGAAACCTACCAGAAGAAACTTGCCAAACTCAGCGAAGATGAAGTTACTCTATCGGAAGAGTTCAAATCTAAAACTGCGATCCTTTTTGAAGCAGCACTTCAGAGCAAAGTTGCAGAGGAAGTAGAACGTATTGAGTCCAACTATGCAGAACGCCTTGCTGAAGAAGTTCAGTCCCAGCGTGGTGACCTAGTTGAAAAAGTTGACTCGTACTTGAACTACGTGGTAGAACAGTGGATGGAAGAGAATAAACTCGCCATTCAGAACGGTCTCCGAACCGAGATTGCTGAGAACTTTATGAACGGAATGAAAACTCTGTTCCTTGAGTCTTACGTCGACGTGCCGGAAACTAAAGTTGACCTCGTTGATGATCTTGCATCTCAGGTTGATGAACTCGAAGAGGCCATCAGTCAGCAGACTCAGGAATCCATCAAACTAATGGAGCAGGTAGCGACGATGAGGAAAGAAGCGATTCTATCCGAAGCAGTTAGCGACCTCGCCGATACTCAAGCAGAGAAACTCCGATCTTTCTTCGCATCAGTTGATTTTGATGACGAAGTAACTTTCGCCGATAAAGTTTCGACTGTCAAAGAAGCGCACTTTAATGGTGCGGTTGTTGCGACGGAAGAAGAAATCATCGACGTCGATGGATCAGAGGAAGCACCAGTTGCCGTTGCTGAAGGTTCAGTAATGGAAAACTACCTTTCTGCTATTCGTAAAATTAACAAAGACTAACATCTTCTAGGAGATTATTAAAATGGAACTTAACTACGAAAGACTGGTGGAAAAATGGTCCCCAGTACTTAAAGAAGAGTCCGCTGGAAGCATTGCCGATGCACATCGACGTAATGTTACTGCGTGCCTTCTTGAAAACCAAGAAGCAGCAATGATGCAAGACCGTGCCCAGATGGGTATGTTGAACGAAGTCGCTGCTAACAACACAAGCAACGTTGCTAACTGGGATCCAGTCCTAATTTCGCTCGTTCGACGTGCCATGCCTAACTTAATGGCGTATGACGTCTGTGGCGTTCAGCCGATGACTGGTCCTACTGGACTTATCTTCGCGATGAAATCACGATACGAAGGCGAGACTGACGGTGCCGGTGGCATGCAGTCGCATAACGGTATTGCCGTGGATAGCGAAGCATTATATGCTGAAGCAGAAACTGCTTACTCGGGTAGCGAAGATTCAGGACAAGCTCCTGGTCCTCATACTCATGGTCCTTCCGGTCTTTATACGATCGACGGAACTCCGGTTGCCCCTCCTGGTCAAGACCCGAACACGGGTATTGGCATGCCTACTGCTGACGCCGAGGCACTTGGTGCTCCTGGTGGTAAAGAGTTTGGCGAGATGGGTTTCACCATCGAGAAAGCGACCGTTACTGCTCGCAGCCGTGCTTTGAAAGCAGAGTACACCATCGAACTCGCGCAGGACTTAAAAGCGATTCATGGTCTCGACGCTGAAAGCGAATTGGCGAACATCCTCTCTGCTGAGATCCTCGCGGAAATCAACCGAGAAGTTATTCGTACGATTAACTCGCAAGCAAAAATGGGCGCACAGGGTGCGACTACTCCTGGTATCTTCGATCTTCAGGCTGATGCCGACGGTCGTTGGTCTGTGGAGCGTTACAAAG